ATTTATTATACCACAAAATCCAACAAAATACAATTCCTTTGCCTAAAATGTTACAGAAAAGCAACAGAAAAAACACCCTGCATTGCTGCAAGGTGCATTCCATAAAATATTATCTTCTCACATCCACGCTTGTGCCGGATTTGAACTCCACGGTAACCCTCTCATCGTAGACCGTTATTTTTTCAATCAGCCTGCGAACCAACTGCTCATCATACTCCGTAATGTTCTGTTGCTGTTCAGCAAGGAACTGCTGCATTTCGCTGATTCGTTTTTTCATCCCTTCACGCTCCGCACTTTCCACCTGTGCATTCTGTTTTGCATCACGAAGGCTGTAAATCTCATCCACAATACTGTCGTAGTTTCCTTTAGCATTTGCGACATTAAGAAGTTCTTTCTGCAATTCTTCCAATCTCGCATCAATCTCATCAAGGGGGACACCGTCCGTTCCCGCAATCACTGCCTCTACATTACGCTGCAGGGCTTCGTTCATACTATCCTTTTTGCCAAGTACCATATTAATGGCTCGAACTATGAGGTTCTGCAATTCCGATTCATGGATAGCATCGGCATCGCAGGTTCTCGGACCGTGTTCCATCCTGGTGCAGCAACGCCATACGGTGGATTGTTTTCCTCGGTTGTTCCAGACAACTCTGCGGTAGATATCACCGCATTTATGACAGTATACAATACTTGATAATGCGTATTTGCTGCTGTAAACACGCTTTTTTCGATTCTTTCCACTGTGAAGATTGGCTCGTCTGACCATCTCTTCCTGCACCTGCATATAAAGGTCGCGGGGGATAATGGCATCGTGGCTATTCTCCACATAATACTGCGGAACCAAACCGTTATTCGCTACACGCTTTTTTTCAAGGAAATCCACCGTGTAGGTTTTCTGAAGAAGGGCATCACCAATATATTTTTCGTTCTTTAGGATTTTATGCAAGGTTTCCGGTCGCCATTTCTGCTTTCCGGCACCCGTTAAAATTCCATCAGCCTCAAGACCACGGCAAATCTGCTGCAAGCTTGCTCCCTCAAGATATTCTCTGTAAATACGCCTAACCACAACTGCCTCGTCGGGGTCAATAATCAACTGACCCTTTTCGTCCTTGGTGTACCCAAGGAAACGGTTGTGGTTCACGGTAATCTGCCCCTGTTGGTATCGATACTGAAATCCCAACTTTACATTTTGGGACAATGACTGGCTTTCCTGCTGTGCAAGGCTCGCCATGATGGTAAGCAGAACCTCGCCCTTGGCATCCATCGTATTGATGTTTTCTTTCTCGAAGTAAACAGGTATATTTTTTTCCTTAAGCTGCCTGATGTATTTCAGGCAATCCAGTGTATTTCGTGCAAATCGACTGATGGACTTGGTAACAATCATATCGATTTTGCCCGCCATAGCCTCCTCAATCATACGGTTAAACTCTTCACGCTTTTTTGTGTTCGTGCCGGATATTCCATCGTCAGCGAAAATTCCGGCAAACTCCCATTCAGGGTTCTTTCGTATATAATCCGTGTAATGCTCCACTTGTGCCTCGTAACTTGTAGCCTGCTCGTCACTATCAGTGGAAACTCGACAATAGGCAGCCACACGCAGTTTCGGTATTTCTGTTTCTTTTGCAGTGTTACCGACACGCCTACGTGCCGGAATCACTGTTATGTTTTTAGTTGTTTCCATTCAAATTTATCTCACTTTCTATCAGACTGTAGGCATATTCCGCTTGCTCGTATGGGTCATAAATAACCTTTGTTTGTCGACCCATTGTAAAATGCAGGGGAACGGCAGGTGTTTCCTTGGTCTTTAATTCTCTGACCCTTCCAAGCTGCCCCGCCCTGGACTGTCGTTCTTCCTCTGCCTTATCGAATAATTCCCGATCTATGATGGCCGGGTAATAATCATCTCCAAGGTAATGGCGGTTCCTAAGCATACGCCCGGCACTGCCATGAAATAACTGCAATCCCACTGTTTTGGCTGCAACCGTCAGTGCCTTGCCGGAAATGTATTCTTTGAAGAATCTTCTGACCTGTTCTGCTTGAGCCTCATCCACAACAGCTTTTCCGTCTGCGATGCTATATCCGTATGGAATATGTGCTGTCATTTACATCACCAACCTTTCTGCTAAATTCAATCCGCATTTAAGGTGGAAAACAATCTTTGCTCTTGACTCCACTGTGATACTTTCCACAAAAGCAATAAAGCTGTCATCCTCAAACGCTGTCAGCATCTCACCCTTGGAGGTGAATTCCATAAGCTTTTGTAGTTCCTTCATCCTGGTCTTGTCACCACCAACGAAACTCATTAATTTATCCTTTTCACCAAGGAGCCGTTGTTCCTCCGCAAGAAGAACATTGTTTTCTTTGTTGAAAACGGCAGGCTCCAAGACCCCTGTTGCCATCAAATTGGTAAGAATCTGTTTTCTTTCGGTGTTGCCTTCAATACGGAGTTCTAACTCTTGAATACGCAGCAGCCTGTCCTTATCGTCAGTACCCCGCAAGGCTCTAAGGAGCGGTTTTAGAATGGTGCCATGCCCATATATCAATTTGTTCATCATAGTCAGAAAAGCCAATTTTATGCTCTCATCGGAAATATAAAGCATGGAGCATTCCTCTTTACTTTCCAGGTGCGTTGCACAAGTCCAAGCCACATAATTTCCACTTGGCTTGTAATGTTGCCTTCGCTTGAAGGTGCCACCACATTCTCCACACTTGATTTTGCCGGAGAAACAATATCGGTTTTGGTAACGATAGGTATCTGTGCCATTGCCTTTTTCCATTGCTCTTTGGTCGAGAACCGCACGAGCCTTGTCAAATTCCTCATGGCTGATAATAGGCTCGTGGTGGTTTTGACAAAGGAAACGGTCACGCTCTCCATGATTGATGTGACGATTGAAACTGCTGTCACTATAAGTTTTTTGAAAAATCACATCACCCGTATATTTCTCGTTAGTAAGAATGGCATTTACAGCTCCCGCACCCCACTTGCCGTTCTTTTTTGTTTTAACTCCTCTGGCATTCAGGTCTTTTGCTATGGCGTGAGTGCTTTTGCCTGTAAGGCAGGCGGCAAAGATGTCTTTTACGACTTCTGCCTGCTCCGGCACAATAACCATTGTTCCGTTATTGTTTTCATATCCGTATGGGGGATAGGCGATAATGAAGGTGCCGTTCTGAAAGCGTTTCTGCACTGACCATTTGCTGTTTTCGGAAATGGAAACCGACTCGCTTTCCGCAAGACTGCTTAATATGGAAAGCATCAGTTCACTTTCCATTGAGCCGGTGTTGATATTCTCCTTTTCAAAGAAAATGGAAATGCCAAGGTCTGTCAGCTTTCGCACCATTTCCAGACAGTCCGTAGTGTTACGTGCAAATCGGCTGATGGACTTGGTAATAATGAACTCAATCTTGCCATCCTCACAATCAGCAATCATAGAAAGAAGTCCGCCACGGACATCCTTTTTCGTACCTGTGATACCCTCGTCATAATAAAGACCCACATATTCCCATTCATCATTGGCACGAATATATTTTTCATAATGCGCCTTTTGTGCTTCAAGGCTGATAAGCTGCTCATCACTGGCTGTGGATACACGGCAATATGCTGCAACTTTCAGTTTTTTCTTTTGAACCAGGGGTTCATTTGCCCCGATTTTCGTTATCTTTTTCATCAACTCACCTCACTTTCGGGGTAGTGACATATTCCCGTACTATCGTAGAAATAGCAAGTCATTTAGCCCATAATCTCTGCCAAAAACGGGGAGAAAGTTTTGCGATTTACAGCCGATATTTTGTGGTATTCATCCACAGAAATCATGCCGAACATAAACATGGTTTCAAGTGTTTTCTGTGCCATGTAAAAGTCGTATTCACGTTGCAATTCCTCCTGTGTAATCTCGTGTGCCACGGTATTGGGTATTTTAAAGTTTTCGATTCTCTGTACTTCCATATAGACTCCTCCAATCCGGGAATGGTAGAAATGTTCCCTTTGTCTATAAGCGAAAAGACAGGCTGAATCGAACCCCCCTAAAGGCAAAAAAATAATGCCCTTCAAGGAAAAATCCTCAAAGGGCATCATGTTAGTTCGGAATCTTAAGTTTCCAACCACTGTAAATTACATTGGAGGTCAGTCCGTTCAGATTTTTAATTTCAGTGTATCTGCTGCCTTTGCCAAGGTACTGCTCGGCAATATCCCAAAGGGTGTCACCCTTGACCACAGTATGGATGCGATAATCCGGCTCGGAACTTTCGTCCACGGGATAGATGACCGTACCATCATCTGCAAAAACATAAGTGCCGTGGTTCTTATCTGCGGCCGCCTTCGCATTAGAAAGAATACGATATGCACCCACTTGAGATTTGCTGTCCTTCCATGTCTTACGCACACGGTAATAACCAGATGTTAGCTTTTCAGGATAGGTAACCGCAGGCTCGGCAGTGTCCTCTGTTTCCTCTTTGGTATCAGCAACAAGCAGAGCCTTTACCTCTGCACGGAAGGTATCCATGCTCTTGCCGTGTTTCGGAAACCAGTGCATCACATCTCCGTGGTTGGATGCAATGCCCTGCTTGTAACCCTCGGAATGGCAGATGATGTTCTGTTCGGTCAGACCATACTCCTTGCAGAGATAGGCACAAAGTTCAACGGCCTCACGGTACACCTTCTTGAAATAGGCATAATCCGTAAGACCGTCCTCGCAGATTTCAAAACCAATATGGGTATTGTTTGCACTGCCCCCGGCGTGCCATCCACGGTGATTCCAAGGGAGCGTCTGATAGGTAGCGATGGTGCCGTCAGCCAGCTTGCCGATAAAGGCATGAACGCAGACCTCTCTGCCGCCGGGATGATAAGTATTCCAGTGATTTCCGTACTGATTCTTGCCAAGCAGACCATCATCGGGACCGACATAGCGTTTCAGATTCGGGTTGTTGGCACCAGTGGAATGAACCATGATGCCTTTGACCGTGATTTTTTTGCCCGCTTTATAACAGGCGTTTTCCGTTAAAATAAGTTTGTGTAAGTTCATATTACTTCCCCTCGCTTTCCTTATCATCTGCACGGTTATGGAGCTGCTCTAAGATATCCCTCATCTTCTCCGGAATTGGCAGTCCAAGGTGGGATGCGTTTTCCAAAAGGCTCACACCCTCATTGGAAAGATAGAAGAAAATAACCGCCGTTCTGAGTACACTGCCGTCACCGATGACATTGGCGTCCAGAATGTGTGCAATACCCACCAAAGTAAAAATCAGCACCTTGCGGCAGATGCCTTTGAAGCCAACGGAACTGGACAAGTCCTTGTCCACAATGGCACACATAACTCCCGTGATGTAGTCCACTACCACGAACGCCACCAGTGCATACAGAAGACCGTCAAAGCCTCCAAGGAACCAGCCGAG